GATATTTTGGGCATTCCATTCCCAACTGTCTAAATTAGGTTGATAAAGTAGAGCCACATCTTCGGGAGTGTTGCATTTTTGCAACAGTGAAGCCATGCCTTTAATTTTATTATATATTTCGATTTCGTGACTATCATTAAAGAATAATTCCTCACAGTGTCTTTTCGTAGGTGTAACGATATCTAAATGACAATGAACGGGCTTTTGGTATTTTTCTTCTAATGCCTTTTTATAAATCCATTGTTGTAGATATTCGCTATTACTAGGTTTAGACATTCTTGCTTTAGTCTTTAGATCGTATAGCCATAATTCATCATCAAGATCAAAAAGAAAATCCGTATATCCAATAAAGTTTATACCTAAGATCGATGTACTAATTTCTTCTTGATAGCTAAGTAATTGATAATTGCCTAACTGTTTAAGAAAGTTATCGCACTGCTTATACATCTTAGGAATATACTCTAGATATTTAGTTACTTTTTCTTGGTCATAGAAATCGCAAAAATCTTCTTCGAAATGTAAAAGAACTTTATCCATGTAAACATCTTTACGCATTAGAGAGTCATACAATAATTCTTCTACTACTTGACCTGCTCGCATAGCAGGGTTGGTACCCGTATCTACTTTATAGAGTTTATTAATAATAAATTGGCAAGGGTAATTCGAAAAAGAATTTAACTTACTATAACTCATTGGTAGTAAGTCAAATTTTTCAAAGACTGATTTATCTAACATTTTGTTCCTCCTTAACGTTAAAATCAATTTTGTATCTTTTAAATAATAGATCAATATCTATTGCCTGTTTTTTAGTTAAAATAGCTTCTTTCTCAAAAAATCTTGGTAAAGAATCATATTCATAATACCTCCAACTTTCATAAGTATCAGTATTACCAATAACTAAATTTAAAAGGTCTATTATATCTTCATATAAACCAACAAGGTCTGGTATTTTATAAAAGAATAAAATCCTATAATCAAAACCCTCATTAATTATTCTTCTTAAAGAAACATTACATGAAGATTTATTTCTTAATTTAGAAATTTCTTTTAAATCCATTTTTTGTAAAGCATATAAATCAAAAATATCTATATCTTTAGCTAATCTTTTAGTGGTTTGGATTTCTTGATGTTTATTTTTATATTTTCTACCTTTGCAATAGTTATTAACCAATACTTGGCAATACTTTAAAGGCAACCTTTGTAAAGTTTTAAGTTTACAATTATCTATCATATATTTTTTCATCTCTTTTTGGTAATAAGGGAAGTTTATATAATTTCTAATTATTGCTTTAAAATAGATTGCCTTTTTTTTATTTTTATTTCTCATAACCACCAAGACGGTACTCAGCAAATGTCTTTTTTGTTTCGGGGTCAGTCTTATAAACTGTTTCGATATGGTAACCCTGTTTTCTTAGTTCGTTAATTCTTGCTGATAATCGAAAACACCCGTACTTCATTAAAGCATCTAAAGGTGTTAATGGTGATTGTTCTAAATGTTTAAGTATGGTTTTATTCTGCGTCATTACTTTTGCTCCTGTTTAGTTTTTTTAATTGCTGATGACATTACTGAGTAGTTCGCAATATCAACTGCGTTGTCTTTATGATATTTGTTGCCTTGTTTATCTCTAGCTATTTTAGTAAGAGCATAGGCGATACAAACATCTTCCTCTGTAATATCGATACCAAAATATGCTGACCATAGTTTAGATTGCATAGTTAAATTTGGTAAGATATTGCCGTATGTGTTTCCTCTAATATCTAAGATATCAGAACACTCTTTAAGAAGTTTAATTGCTTCTTGTCTTACGGGGTCTTTTGTCATTAGTTCGCTCCTTGTATCGAATATATAGGGATTGCGCATAACCTAAAGGGTCTATTTCTAAAGTATCCCAAAAAGTTCTTTCACCGTATTTAAAAGTTAATTCGTGGTGGTGATGATAGCAAATCGGAATACCCGTACTATCATCCCTAATCATTGCGCCAATTCTATATTTACCTTGTAAGTGATGAAATTGAATACAGGTGTTATTATAAACTCCCATAGTTTTATAACACACGAAGCAAGGGTGGTTTTCTACCACCCATTGCATATAGTTTTTATCCTTAATGATTTTTCGATTTTTAAAATTCGATGTCATCATTAGGTAGATCGGCTTTAGGTTGTTCTTCTGTAATCGTACTTACATCAAAATTGTTTTCTTCAACTTTAATCGAAAGCATATTTACAGGCTTGCCGTCTTTTGTTTGATCTTTCTTCCAAAGGGCAGCACTATAAACTTGTCCTGCCTTTAGAGTGATATCTTCATCAACAGTAATCTTATTATTTTTATAAATAGGTTGATTGCCTGTTGCTTCGTCTTGTTTAAATAAATTAAAGTAAAACATTAAATATCATTCCTTCCTAATGTTGTGTTTGTTATAGCAGGTGGGTTTGAGTACTCGCTATCTTCATCGCTACCCACCTCCATCATAAATAATTTCATAAGCAAATATTTATAGGCATAAGTTATAGCCTTGCCACAACCTTTATCGCTAGTATCGACACCGTAACCAACATAATCACCTACTGTTATTTTTTCACCTGTACTTGCGTGAACAATATCAGCGCTAACTTTTACTGTTGTTAGATTGCCTTCACGAGTATGTTCTAGCACTCTAGGTACAATAACAATTTCGTGTTTTAATAATAATCGTTTAATGGCATCGTGTACTGAGTTCCAAGATGTAATCTTATAAGGTACACCTTTAGTCTTATCTTGCTTAATAGATTTTAATTCGTGAGTTATAAGCAAAATCTTCATATACAAAGTTGCATTACGAAGTTCTTTTATTTCTTCTTTTATTAGTTCTGTTCTAGACATTTTACCTCCTGTCTATTTTAGTACTGCGTGTCCTCTTTGTTGCAAACACTCTTGTACTAATCGTTTATAATTATACTCGGCTTTATCGGGAAGCCAAAGTAATTGTGGTCGTATATACCAATTATAAGTTCCTTTAGCGAACTCGATAACTGAATTGGTATTCTCTTTTGCGATAGCTTTACAGGTTTGTAAATCGTCATTGTATCTGTAAGCCACCTCTTCACCCTTATTGCCCCTGTGATCGACTACTGGTTTGTAGGTGCAAGATGTAAGTAGAAATATAATCAACAATAGGCTTCGCATCTATTTCCTCCTGTCCGTATTTACATAAAGGGTATTCTCTAAACCCATGCTTTAAATAAAGCTGAGATATAATATGGATAAATGGTCTATATTCTTCTTTAATCATGTTTAACCACCCCACATCTTTCCATAAATAATTGAAAATTAAATTTTGGATTAGTCTTGCCTAGTTTATCGGCTAAATTTTTTACTAATAATTCTTCCCGATATTCTGGGTGTGCAGGTTGATATATAGTTTCCTTTATACAATCTGCGATATATTCAAAGTGTCTTTTTTCGAATTTAGGTGTTTTAGACATCTGCCCCTCCCATTTCTTTATATAGATTTTCGATAAAATTATTTGCGTGCCATATGGCGTCACTAGAATTAGTAACGCCGTTGACAGAAAAACAATCTACCTCGGTACCGAAGCTATCGAATACATTAAAAGTAGTACCACCGTTCCAAAGTACTTTGAAACTTGTATCTGCAAAAACGCAGATATCACCTTTTTGTATATCCATTATTCGTCACCCCTATCTATAATAACAGTTATTGTTACATCACCTCTAAAGGTAGGATTTTCTGATATGTCATCTAGAAATCTACCGAAGTGTTTAGAACAGATACCCGTATTATCTTTAATAGATGCAACGATCTCTTTGGTTTTTTTATAGGCTCTTTTCTCGTTATCCCATGCACGATCAAATACCTCTACTCTATATTTATCTATGTACATTATTTAACTCCGTTTAATAAATCGACTGTATCTATTCTAGCATTTACAACCATATATCTTGGGTGCATATACTGACCTTTAGGTATTGCATAAATTTGAAGATAATAATTTTCATCTTCTTTTAATGTGCTTTTACCTAATACTAATTGATACCATTTACCGTCATTCTCGAAACCGACTTCGGTAGTTTTTTTATTATCTGACATTATAAGACCTCCTGTTTGATCTGTTTGTAGTTTTCTTCTGTTAAGATTTTTTGCAAATTACCTTTTAGATAATAAGCATGGTACTTAACACTTTTACCATTTTCAATCTTGTCAAAATGTTTAACCTCGTCAAACATTGGCAAGATAGAAATTATTGTAGAGGGATTAGCCTCATGAGTACATTCCTCATAAGGCTTATCGAAATCCCCGTATATAGAAATTAGACCTGTGTCTTGACATAGATCGCAATTATATTTTCTCATTAGTTACCCTCCTTGTCGAATTGCACTTGTGATACATGGAATACAGAAAATTTACGGCCTGTTAATCTTTCTTCTAACTTGCCACCTTTAGTTTCTACTAAATCAAACATAGGCTTAATAAGTTTAGCAACTGCCTTGGTACCTTTAGGAATAGTACCACCCATTAATCTTGCTTGGTTAAAAGTAAGAAAGCCACCCTCTAAACCGGTAGCTTGTAAAATTTCGATATTCTTACCTTGATAGTATTTTTTAGTGTATTCGTTGTAGTAGTTCATGGTTAGTTCCTCGTTTAGTTAATTAAGATAAACTTAAGATGTTTCTTAAGGTTTTTAAAGGGCAAAACAAAAAAAAATTTAAAACCCTTGATTTTTAGTGGTTTTAGTGGTTTAGATTAATCTTCTAATTAGCAGTCTTTTTCTCATTTCTGCAGTTAGTTCCTCCTGTAGGGGTGGGGTGGTTCCCACCCCTTTTTTATTTAACAATGTTAATTTTTCTATTTTTTGATAGAAACTATTAAAACAACAGGAGTGAACCATGAAATATATTTCAAAAAAATACTTTAAAGATAATACCGAATATCTATTTCAAATAACTTATAAAGATCAAGAAGTAGAATATTTTTATAGTACTTATAAAGAGTTACAAAAAGATATAGATCGAGTTAGAAAACAAGATAATTTTCAATCAATAGCTTTATTAGTAGAAGATAACCAAATTAATTAAGGGAGTAACTAATGTCGAAAATGCCAAAAATGAATTTATGGGTAGATGCTTTTAATTCAGATACCTGTTTTTTATCAAACGAAGAACTCGGAATATATTTTAGATTAATCTTTTTTGCTTGGTCTAGAGGTGGGTATCTACCTGATGATATTGAATTTATCTACTGTTTAGCACCTAATGCTGAAGAAAAAACTATTGACAAAGTAATAAAATTATATTGGACCAAAGACGGTGAAAGAGGTTATTACCAAAAGAGATTAAGGGAAGAATATCTAAGAGCAGAAGAGGTTACAGAGAAGAATAGGCAAAACGCACAATCTCGCTATGCGACCGCAGAGCGACCGCAGTCCGATCGCACTCCCTCTATATCTAAATCTATATCTAAATCTAATAAAGATATAATTGAAAGACACTTTGATAAATTTTGGGAAGATATTTGCTATAAAATCAGTAAAGGTCAAGCTAGACGAAATTATCGAAAGTTACATCAAGATTGGTGGGAAGAGCCTAAAATGTTATCAGAAAAATATAATGAATATTATAATAACTTATCTGATAAGAAATTTGCTAAATACCCTAGTACTTGGTTAAGCGCTGAAGGTTATTTAGATGAAGGCGCAGAAGTAAAAGAAAAAATGACTGAGCAAGAACTTAAAGATTGGAAATTTAAAGGCGATATAGAAATGCGTAAAAAAGGCATAAAGCCATTATCTTGGTCAGTTGGTTATATTAGAGAATTAGACGAAGCTATTGCGAAGAACGGCGAGACATAAAATGTATTTTCGCCCATTCACGATCTTGTGGTCTAAATTCTACTTCTACGAATTTGTCAATGCCTTTAGTACGAGGACTAAAGTTGAACAAGTTAAGAAAAAAACTGATAGATTTGTTAGTAATATGGTAAACATTCATTGTTGCAATCTATTCATTAAAAACTATTTTAAAATTACCAAAATGGAAAACCAGATATGTCTCAACCACAAAGCTATATTATAGTCGATAACGAGGACGGTACTTTTACTGCGTATGTAAATTTTGGTGTTTTTACTTCTAAAGACGAAGCAGAAAGAAGTTTAGACCTAGCGATGCAAATGCTAGGATTACAAGTAACAAAACCCCCAACGGTGCATTAATGAATATAAAATATATCGATATCGAAAAGGTCATTCCTTACGATAATAACCCAAGAAAAAAACTTAACGTTGATAAGGTTGCTAACTCAATTAAAGAGTACGGTTGGCAACAACCCATAGTTGTAGATATTGCGAATGTCGTAATTGTTGGTCATACAAGACTAGCTAGTGCGAAAAAATTAGGTCTTAAAGAAGTGCCTATATTAGTTGCTAATCTACCACCAGAAAAAGCTAAAGCCTATCGAATAGCAGATAACAGACTAAACGAGGATAGTGCATGGGATTTTAGTTTATTGAATAAAGAGATTACTGATTTATTGGATTTAAACTATGATCTAGAGAATTTAGGATTTGACCCTAAAGAATTAGAAAACTTAGTTACATTTCCCGAGAAAGACGAAAAAGAATTTGAGGAAATAACAGAAGATTTAAAAACGAAACACACTTGTCCGAGTTGTGGCTTTGAGTTTGACTAAACGGTACGGCATATCTTTCTTTAGTGGTTGTGGTGGCTCTAGTCTTGGCTATACCCTAGCAGGTGTAAAAATTTTATATGCTAATGAATTTATACCGAAGGCATATGAAACTTATAAAGCTAATTTCCCCGATACATATATGGATACTAGAGATATTAGAAAAATATCATCTAGCGAAATACTAGAGATTATAAAAATGAAAAAAGGCGAGTTAGATTTTTTAGATGGCTCGCCACCTTGCGCATCTTTCTCTACGGCAGGTAGTAGGGAAAAAGGTTGGGGAAAAGTAAAAAAGTATTCTGACGGCGCACAAAGAACTGATGATTTGTTTTACGAATATATCAGAATGGTAAAAGAGATTGAGCCAAAAGTTTTTATCGCTGAAAATGTTTCAGGTTTAATTCAGGGTAAAGCAAAAGGCTATTTTAATATATTTTTCAAGGAATTTAAGAAGCTAAATTATAATGTTAAAGCTAGTTTATTAGATGCTAGTTATTTAGAAGTGCCCCAACAACGTAAGAGAGTATTTATTATTGGTGTTAGAAAAGACCTAGACAAACAACCTGTCTTTCCTAAAAAACAATTAAGAATGAATGTAGGACCTATCTATGAAAAAGGTTACCCGATAGAGAAAGAAGCATTAGATATTAAGCCGTGCTATATACCCTATTTAAATAAGCTAAGACAAGGCGAACAACCTAAAGAAACTTACTTTAATCTTAAAAGAAATCATATGTATCGACCTAGCTATACAATAACGGCCACTTATGGAAAAGGTGCTTGTGTTATGCACCCTACTGAAAATCGACATATGTCAATCGCAGAGTTAAAAGATATTTGTAGTTTCCCGCAAGATTTTAAATTAATAGGAACTTACCAACAACAAGCAGAAAGATTAGGGAGAAGTGTACCACCCAATATGATGAAAAATATTGTTAAGACATTAAGAAGGGAAGTATTTAATGAAGATACCAAGTAATTGGACTTTCGAAAATAAAGAGGTAGCTGAAAACTTTAATAACCATGTTAGAGAACAACTGCCTTGGTATGACTTGGCAACACAAGCAGTTATACATTTATCAAGACACTATATACCGAACAACGGACTTGTTTACGATCTAGGTGCTAGTACTGGTAATATTGGTAATGCAATTAAAGATATTCTTACTACAAGAAATGCAGAGTTTGTTGCAATAGAAAATAGTAAAGAAATGATCGATATGTACCAATGTGATTATGGTGAATTAGTACATCAAGATATAAATAAATATAGTTATTCTAAATACGATCTATGTATAGCATTTCTTACATTTATGTTTGTCGATACAAAATACAGAGAAAGTTTATTAGATAGACTATATGCAAACTGTCAAAAAGGTGGCGCCATTATTATTTTTGATAAAATGGAAAGTATCGGTGGATATCTAGGTACAATTAATTATCGCCTTACTCTTGCAGAAAAAGTTAAAACTGTTAAAGATTACAAAGAGATTATAGACAAAGAACTTAGCCTACAAGGTGTACAAAGACCTTTATCTCATAATCTTTTAACGAAGTATAATCCTACTTTGTTCTTTAAGTTCTCAGACTTTGTAGGTTATGTTATAGAAAAATAAAAGCCACACTCTGGCTATAAGAGGTAAAACATGGAAGAAAAGAAAAAGGTCGGAAGACCTAAAAAAGAACTAGATACGAATATGATTGAAAAATTAGCATCAATTTTCTGCACAAACGAAGAAATATCAACGATTGTAGGGTGTCACCCCGATACTTTAGCAGATAATTTTTCCGAGTACTTAAAAAAGGGACGAGATAAGGGAAAAATGTCCTTAAGACGTATGCAATGGGAAAAAGCCCAAACAGGTAATACAACAATGCTTATTTGGTTAGGCAAACAGATGCTAGGTCAAAAAGATAAAATCGAAACAAGCGAAAACAACGAGCCTTTACCTTGGTCTTATGATTAATGGCGCTAACTAAACCTCAACAAGAAGTAATTACTTCCAAGAAAAGGTTTAGGGTTTTAATTTCTGGCAGAAGATTTGGAAAAACATTTATTGCAATTAATGAATTAGCACGATTTGCTCGATACCCCCGTAAGAAAGTATGGTATGTGGCTCCCTCGTACCGTATGGCTAAGAATATTGTTTGGAATGATTTAGTCGATAGATTATACAAGCATAAATGGGTTAGCAGAGTTAATCATGCTGACTTAACTGTTTATTTAAAGAATAATAGCACGATTAGTCTAAGAGGCGCAGATAATGAACAATCTCTTAGAGGTGTAGGATTAGATTTTTTAGTTATAGATGAATTTGCTGATATCAAAGATAGCGCATGGTTTGAAGTACTTAGACCAACATTGTCAGATCGAAATGGCCATGCACTATTCACAGGGACACCTAGAGGTTACGGTAACTGGTCTTACAATCTTTTTCTAAGACAAGATGAAGATGATGATTGGCAAAGTTTTAAATATACTACACTAGAAGGTGGGCAAGTATCAGCTAACGAAATAGAACAAGCTAGAGCTGACTTAGATGAAAGAACATTTAAGCAAGAATACGAAGCTAGTTTTGTTAATTATGCAGGTACGATCTATTACAATTTCGATAGAGTTGATAATATTATTAAAGAATATAAGCCACAAACGGCAGAAATACATATAGGCATGGACTTTAATATTGACCCGATGTCAGCAGTAGTATCAGAAATTATTAGTAACAAAGTATTTATTTACGATGAAATAGTTATCTATTCGAGTAACACAGACGAAATGGTACAAGAAATAAAAGCTAGATATCCGAATAAACATATTTACATTTATCCCGACCCCGCAAGTAAACAAAGAAAGACTAGCGCAGGGGGTTTAACTGATATAGCAATCTTGAAAAACGCAGGATTTAATATAAGAGTTAGAAATAATCACCCGTTAATTAGAGATCGAATTAACTCTGTTAATGCAAAACTTAAAAACGCAAGAGGTGATAGAACTTTATTTATTGCTAACAACTGTAAAAATGTGTTAAAAGCTATTGAAAGACAAATTTATAAAGAAGGAACCACGGTGCCCGATAAGGATAACAATTACGACCATATGAATGACGCATTAGGATATATGATAGAGTACCTATTCCCTTTACGCAGAGAATTTAAACCTAGTAAACCAATGAGGTGGTCATAATGGCTAGTTATACTAGAGAATTTTTAACATCTAAACATAAGCACTATGAAGAAAAGATTAGCGATTGGGCTTTTCATTATCGATCATATACAGGTGGTCAAGATTATCAGAATGGATTTTTGCTTAATCGCTATGTCTTAGAAACAGATGAAGAATATTTAAAACGAGCAGAGAATACCCCTATTGATAATCACTGTAAGAATGTGGTGCAAATCTATTCTTCTTTCTTATTTCGTGTACCACCTACTAGAAGTTACGGAACACTAGAAGGTGATCCTGCTATTGAAAGTTTTTTAAAAGATGCAGATTTAGACGGCAGATCGTTTAACAATGTAATTAAAGAAATGCAGATTAATGCATCTATGTACGGTACTTGTTGGGCTTTAGTAGATAAGCCTAGATCAGTAAGTAAGACTAGAGCAGAAGAACTACAACAAGATATTAGACCATATATGAGTATTTATACTCCCGAGAATGTTCTTAATTGGAATTACGAAAGACTAGCTAATGGAAGATTTTATTTAACATCTTTAAACTTAATAGAAGAAGCAACAGAAGATTATGCGATTGTTAAGGTTTGGTCTTTAGAAGATATTACAACATTTGTTGTTGAAGATTTTAATAAGCCTTACGCAGAAGGTAAGGTTAAGATGATAGACGAAGTACCTAATCTATTAGGCGAGATACCTGCCGTTGTTTTATACAATCAAAAATCACAACGTAGAGGTATTGGTATATCTGATTTAAATGATGTCGCTGAATTACAGAAATCTATTTACAACGATTACTCAGAAATAGAACAACTAATTAGATTATCAAATCACCCTAGTTTAGTAAAGACACCTAATGTAGAAGCTAGTGCAGGCGCAGGTAGTATTATCGAAATGCCAGAAGATTTATCAGCAGATTTAAAACCTTATATCATACAACCTAGTTCACAATCTTTAGATGCGATTATGAATACTATTCAAATGAAGATAGATGCTATTAATCGTATTACCCATATGGGAGCAGTAAGAAATACAAAAACACAAATTACTTCAGGTGTCGCTTTACGTACAGAGTTCGAATTATTAAATGCTAGATTAGCAGAGAAGGCAGATTATTTACAAAACGCAGAGGAACAAATCTGGTCTTTATTCGCTAAATGGCAAAATAAAGTTTTCGATGGTGATATTATTTATCCCGAAACTTTCGATCTGCGTGACTATGCTAGCGATCTAGAATACCTACAAAGAGCAAAAGCAAGTGGTGTTAAATCATCTACCTTTATGAAAGAAGTAGATAAGCAAATAGCTAGAGCTGTTATTGATGATGACGAGCAGATTAATACTATTGACAATGAAATAGATAGTGAGCCTACACCAATCGGTCAGTTTGCTACACCAACAATAGAGGGTGAAGAAGTTGCCGAAGTTTGATGATCAAAATATAGATTTACCTTTTGGCGTTCCTGTTCAAAAAGGAATAGTAGATAATTTTAGTGGCATACAAAAGTTTGGTTACAACTCTAGTGTAGGTAGTAATTTTGAGACTATCTGGGACGGTAGTAATCTATATAGCTATCCGTCTAGTGCAGGTACTGCAACTGCTACATCTACAAGTACAGATGACAATAACGGAACAGTAGAAATCCAAGGGCTAGATAGTAATTATGATTTAGCAACAGAAACTATAACTATTGGTGGAAGTGCAAGTACAACTTCTTTTATTAGAGTATTTAGAGCAAGATTAATAGATGCGAATACAGGTACAAGTAATGTCGGTGATATAACAATTACAGTATCTTCCGTATCTGTTGCTAAGATTATTGCTACCTATGGTCAAACTTTAATGTGTGTTTATACAGTACCTAGAAACTATAAAGCCTATTTATTAAATATTGATCTGGGCAGTTCTAAAGATTTAGAAAATGAAATTATATTTAGAACTAAAGAAATCGATAATGGTAATGCTTGGAATACTAAAGCATTTTTAACCACTAGAGGTGACTTAGT